GTCTTTTACAAAAACACATGAGGCCGACAAGGGGGTTTACTTGACATGGGCAGACGAGGACCAGTAGGAAAACCCGGCATGTCTGCCGGTGGAAACATTCGAACGGCGATGCCAAAGTGCCCGTCTTGGCTGGGGCGATTGGCGAAAGCGGAGTGGCGTCGTGTCGCGCCGCTGCTGGCTCAGTATGGGCTATTGACTACGCTGGACGTGTCGGCGCTGGCCGGCTATTGCGCGGCGTTCGAGCGCTGGCGCCGGGCCGAGGAAGAGTTGGCGGGTCTGGATACCCTGGTCTTTCAGACGGACAAGGGATATATGGCGCCTCGACCTGAGGTTGCCATTGCCGACAAGGCGCGGCGTGACATGGCCTCGTTGTGCAAAGAGTTTGGGCTGACTCCGAATAGCCGTGGGCGTATGACGTTGCCCAACACGCGAGAGGATGAGCGCGATGACTTCGAGCGCGAGGCGCAGGGCTGAGGGTATTGCCAAGCGCGACGGGTGGCCGGTCGAAATGATCCGCAGCGAGAACGACGTTGCGGCGGTGCTGGATGGCTGCTGGTATGATGCTGCGGCGGCCGAGAAGGTGGTTTTGTTTTTCCGGAAGTACTTGAGGCACTCGAAGGGGCGCTGGGCGGGGCAGGCGTTTGAGTTGCTTGATTGGCAGAACAAGAAGTTTCTTCAGCCGGTGTTTGGGTGGAAGCGGCAGGACGGGAGCCGCCGGTTTCGCAAGGCTTATGTCGAGGTACCAAAGAAGAACGGTAAGGCGCTTTCTGTAGACACAGCCATTCCGACACCGGACGGATGGTCTACAATGGGGGCCATTCGGGTTGGCGACAGGGTCTTTGACGAGTGCGGTTCCGTGTGTCAGGTGGTCGCAGCCACGGAGGTGATGCGCGGACACCGGTGTTATCGTGTTTCATTCTCGGACGGGACAAACGTGGTCGCGGATGCTGGCCACCTGTGGAGGACGCGCACCAGAAAGCCTGAGGGCCACCATGATGTGTGGACGACCGAAGAGATAGCCGATTCATTGCGCGTTGAGTACGTCGGGAGCGCTGGGTTCAATCACTCCATTGTCATTGAGCGGTGTCTTGCGCTTCCAGATCGACGTTTAGAGGTGGATCCGTATGTCTTGGGCGTGTGGTTGGGTGACGGGACCAGTGCCAACTCGTGTGTGACCGTCAGTTACGCCGACACGGAACTTGTGTCACACATTCAGGCCGCCGGTGAGCGTGTGTATGAGCGCAGAAGCCCGAATGAGAAGTCCGGCCTGTTTGTGGTGGGCTCGCTTGGTCGCGGCGTTGAGCGCTTTAGGTGCTTGACGGCCCGCTTGAGAAAGGAGGGCGTTCTCAACAACAAGCACATCCCAAGTGAGTACCTGAGGGCCAGTGCGTCTCAGCGACTTTCTTTGATGCAGGGCCTAATGGACACTGATGGATATGTTAGCAAGGCTGGCCAGTGTGAGTTTACAACGACAAGTGCAGCACTCCGAGACGGCTTTTTGGATTTGGCGCGGTCTCTTGGCTATAAGCCGACCCTAAAGACCGACCGCGCCACCCTGGACGGCCGAGATTGTGGGGAGAAATACAGGATTCAGTTCTGGGCGTTTTCCGACGCGCCTGTGTTTCGGCTGAGCCGCAAGATTGCACGGTTGCGTGACAGGTTATCGAAACAGCAGCGCAGTTCGACGCTGCACATCACTTCCGTGGAAGAGGTTGACTCTGTTCCGGTCCGTTGCATTCAGGTAAGCAGTGGCAGTGGCCTTTTTTTGTGTGGTGATGGCATGGTCCCAACGCATAACAGCACTTTGTGCGCCGGGCTGTCGCTGTATCTCTTGACCTATGACAACGAGCCTGGCGCGGAGGTCTACAGCGCGGCGTACACGCGGGAGCAGGCTGGGATTGTCTATCGCGAGGCGTCGGCGATGGTGCGGGCGTCGGGGCAGTTGGCCGGTCGGCTGAAGGTGATGGACAGCCTCAAGCGCATTGAGTACCCGAGCCGTGAGGGCGTCTATGCCGTGCTGTCGCGCGAGGCGGGGAGCGCCGAGGGTCTGAATATCCACGGTTTGATTTTCGATGAGTTGCACACGCAGAAGACAAGGGACTTTTACGAATCGCTTGTGTACGGCGGGGCGTCGCGTGCGCAGCCGCTGTTTGTGTACATCACCACCGCCGGATACGACGTGGAAACCATCTGTTACGAGGAGCATGAGGCGGCGCTGAACATCATGGAGGATCGCGTGATCGACTGGTCGAGTTTCGGCCTTGTCTACGCCGCGCCGCCCGATGCGGATTGGACGCGCGAGGAAACATGGCGGTTGGCGAACCCGAGTTTTGGGGAGACCATCGACCCAGACGATTTCGCCGAGCAGTGCAGGCGTGCCCAGGCGCTGATCCGACGGCAGAACGCATTCAAGCGTTACCGCTTGAACATCTGGACCCAGCAGGAAGAGGCGTGGCTTGACCTTTGCCAGTGGCAGGCGGCGGCAGAGGATTTCGACCCGGCGGCGCTGGCTGGTCGCGCGTGTTGGGGCGGCCTCGATTTATCTTCCACACGCGACCTAACGGCGTTTGTTGTCGCCTTCCCGGAGGGCGAATCGGCGCGCCTGCTGGCCTGGTTTTGGTTGCCGGAGGATGGGATTGTCGAGCGGGAGCGGCGCGACAAGGTGCCTTACCGCGAGTGGGCAGAGCGGGGATGGCTGAATCTCACGCCGGGCAACGTCGTGGACTACGCCGAGGTGCGCGACGTGATAGAGCGGGCGGCGGCGGACTACAGCCTCCAAGAAGTGGCTTACGATCCTTTCAACGCGACCGAGACCGCTCTCATGTTGCAGGCCGTGGGCATCCCGATGGTAGAGCATCGGCAGGGACTGGTCAGTATGAACGAGCCGAGCAAGCGCTTTGAAACGATGGTGTTGCGTCAGCAGATCCGGCACCTTGCCGACCCGGTGATGGATTGGTGCGTGCAGAATGTCGGCGTGTGGGAGGACAACAACGGCAACATCCGGCCCGTCAAACCCAAGCGCAATAGCCCGAAACGCATTGACGGCGTGGTGGCCGGAATCATGGCCGTCGGTCGTGCCATGCAGCCGCAGGAGGAAAAGCCGCGCCCGCGCATCCTGGCGCTGTGAGGTGCCGATGCAAAAAAAAGACGAAAAAAAAGGTTGCACATGCAACGGTCTTTGTGATATGCCTGTAGACGGTGAGGCGCGAAAAGCGCTTTGCCTGCTGTTGGAGTGCCAGCGCCGGGCCATGTTGTCAGAGGTAGCGGCGATTGAACGGGCACTCCAGGCGCTCGGCCCAGACGGGCCCACCGCCGACCGGCGCGGCAAGATTTCCGCGCTATGACATAACGCAGCGCCAGCCTCACTCTATGGAGTCACGCGGCGCATCGACCTTCGGGCCGGTGCGCCGCTTTTCGTTTATGGACTTCGACACCCGCCAGCGAGAGCAAAGGGTCTCACTGCTTTCAGACGGACCTTGTCTCGGCGGCCTTTCTGCGCCGCTGGCGGGTGTCGATTTTTTCAGCCCGTGGAGGTCTCGGCGATAATGGGTCTACTTTCTCGGCTGTCTGCGCTGTTCGAGCGCCGCGCATCCAGCACTACGTATTTCGGCCCGCCGCAGGAGATTTGGCTTGGCGCGACGGACAGCGACACGGGCGAGAATGTTTCCGTCGGCAACGCGCTCCGGCTGTCGGCGGTCTATGCCTGCGTCCGGGTGCTGAGCGAAACCGTGGGGAGTCTGCCGGTGCATGTGTACGAGCGGCAGCGCGGGACTGGGCGCGGCTCAAAGCAGATTGCGCGCGACCACTACCTGTACGACCTCCTTCACAACACGCCGTATGAGGGCTGGACCTCGATGATGTGGCGCGAGTTCATGGTTGGCTCGCTGGCCTGCTACGGCAACGCCTACTCGCTGATTTACCGCGACGGGCGCGGGCGCCCTCAGCGTTTGCAGCCGTGGCACGCCAACGCGGTGAAGCGCGAGGATGGCCGGTATTACGTCAAGGCCAAGGGCGACATGTGGCAGCCGGTGCCGAAGGGCGACATGCTTCATATCCGGGGACTGGTCATTGACCCTGGCGACTACTACGGCGTGAGCCCGATCACGTATGCGCGCCGCGCCATCGGCATGGGACTGGCGACGGACAAGTACGGCGCTAAGTTTTTTGCCAACGCGGCGATGCCGAAGGGCCTGATCCAGTATCCGGGCTCGCTTGACGAGGAGGCGGTGGCCGACCTCAAAAAGGCGTGGCAGGACGTTCATGGTGGTGTGGGCAATGCGAACAAGGTGGCCGTCTTGCAGGGCGGCCTTGAGTTCAAACCTATCAGCATCCCGAATGACGATGCCCAGTGGATCGAAACGCGCAAGTTCACGGTGACGGACGTTGCCCGAATTTTCCGCGTGCCGCCGCACATGATCGGCGACCTGGACCGCGCCACGTTTTCCAACGTCGAGCAGCAGTCCATTGATTTCGTCGTGCACACAATCCGGCCCTGGCTGGTGCGCATCGAGCAGGAAATCAACGCCACGCTGTTTCCCGAGGACGAGCGCGATAAGTATTTCTGTGAGTTTGTGGTGGACGGCCTTTTGCGCGGCGACATTCAAAGCCGCTATGGTGCGTATGCGACGGCAATCAACTGGGGCTGGATGTCGCCTAACGACGTGCGGGACCTCGAAAACCTGAACCCGGTCAAGGGCGGCGATCAATATATGGTGCCTCTGAACATGGTGCCGATGGATTCGCTGGGGGCGGTTGCGCAGCCCGACCCTGAAAACGACGGCGACGCCAAGACGCGTTCTGAGGTGCGGCACAAGGAGGAGCGCGCGCGCGGCGCGAATAACCGCCGCCGCATCCGCAACGCATTCAAACCCATCATCGAGGACGCCGGGCGGCGGCTGGTCCGCTCGGAGATCCGGGAAATCCGCAAGGCGTTGGATGCCAACCGCGCGGCGCGCGACCGGCAGGGATTCGGTCTTTGGCTGGAAAACTACTATGGCGAGGATTTCCGGCGTTACGCTCAGGAGCAAATGCGCCCGGTTTTCGCGGGGTTGGCTGCGGCGACGATTGACGCGGCGGAAACAGAGGTCAACGCCCGGCCCGATGCCGCCGAGGTGGATAAGTTTGTGGAGGAATATACCTTTGGCTTTGCGAGCCGCCACGCCAACGCCAGCCGTGGCCAGTTGCAGGCGCTTGACACGCTGGATGAAATCGAGGAACGGCTTGACGATTGGGAAGACAAATATGCAACGCGCATCCGGGACAATGAGGCGGTGCGGCTGGCCGAGGCGGTGGCCGTGTTTGCGTTTGCCGCCGTTGGAATCTCGCGCCTGATGTGGGTTGCAAACGCGGACGCGTGTCCGCTATGCGAGGAACTGGACGGCCGGGTGGTCGGCATCGACGGCTCGTTTGTGAGCGCGGGCGGCAGCGTGGACCCGCAGGACGGCAAGACCGCGCCGCTGGTGGCGTCAAGCAACGTGCTTCATGCGCCGTTGCATCTTGGGTGTGATTGCTCAGTGGTGCCCGAATGAGGAGGGACATGTGATGGCGAGAGAAACCGAATACCGCGAGGTGCAGGTCGAGGACCTCCGCTCGGACGACGCGACGGGCGAGATTCGCGGCTATGCCGCCGTATTTGACCAGCGGGCGCGCATCTGGGATTTCGACGAGGTGATTCAGCGCGGCGCGTTTGCCAAGACCATCAAGGATGGGGCTGACGTGTTCGCGTTTTGGAATCACGATTCCGGCGCGATCCTCGGGCGGCGCAAAAACGGCACGCTCACGCTGGAGGAAGACGATCATGGGTTGCGGGTGGGCATCAAGCCGCCCGACACGCCTACGGCGCAGGAGGTCCGTCAACTGATCCGCGATGGATTCATCGACAAAATGAGCATCGGCTTTGAGGTCGTTCGCCAGAAGTGGACCGATGGCGAGACGGCATTGCGTGAGATTATCGAGGCGAAACTGTTTGAGGTCTCGCCCGTGCCGATTCCCGCCTATGACGGAACGACGGTTGCGGCGCGAGGTCACAAACCTGAAAGGCCGGAGGCCGCGCCGGAGAAGTGCGCCGACGCCGTCCCCAGTGTGGACACCTCACCCGCTGAACCCGCACGACCCACCGGCTCAACGTTGCAAGCGCGCTTCATGCTGAAGCTGCGCGAAACCGAAACGAAGGAGGGTTGACACAATGGACAAGGTCAACATCCAGGCGCTCTACGATGAGCGCGGCAAACTGGTGGGCGAAATGCGCGGGCTGCTCGAAGCCGCCGGCGACCAGCCCCTCAGTGCGGAGGATCAGGAGAAGCACGACAAGATGGACGCGCGGTACGACGAACTGACCAAGCAGATTCGCGCTTGGGAGTCTCAGAGTGCCCGCGAGGATGAGGAGTCGCGCCTGGCGGAGATCAAGCCCGCCGTGCGTCAGGCTCCCGTCAGCGAAGAGCGTCAGGTGAAGGTTGCCCGCGCGTGGAGCAATTGGCTTCGGACCGGTCGCGAAGTCTTCGAGCGGGAGTTGCGCGATTTCGCCAGCGACAGCCAGAACATCGGCGACAACGGCGACGGCGGCTATCTGGTGCCCGATGAGTTCGAGCGGACCCTGCTGAAGAAGATCGACGACGAGAACGTGATGCGGCAGGTCGCGACGGTAAGCCAGACGTCGAGCGGCACGCTTACGATCCCGTATCGCGAAAGCAAGCCCGCTGCGGCCGCGAAGGACGAAAAGGCGACCTACGCCATTGGCAACATCGAGTTCCTGACGACCACGATTGATGTGTTCAAACTGACCAACTCAATCGCGGTGACCGAGGAAATGCTGACCGATTCGGCATTCGACATCGAATCCGAAATCACGGAAGCCCTGGGCGAAACCATCGGCGCAGCCGAGGAAGCCTGGTTTGTCACGGGCGGCGGCACCACGGTCCCCTATGGCATCGTGACTGGCGCTTCGGCGGGTGTCACGGCGGCCAGCGCTTCGGCGATCACTTCGGACGAGCTGATCGACCTGTACCACTCGCTCCACAAGGGCTACCGCGCCCGCGCGACCTGGGGTTTCGAGGACGCGACGGCGCAGGTTATCCGCAAGCTCAAGGACGGCGAAGGCCAGTACATGTGGCAGCCTGGCCTGCAGGCGGGTTCGCCGGATCGCCTTCTGGGCCGTCCGGTGGCCTACATCGAGGCGATGGCCGGCGTCGGCTCGGGCACGGTGCCGGTCATCTTCGGCGACATGTCGAAGTACCGCATCGTGGACCGCGCCGGTCTGCGCATCATCCGCAACCCGTACACCTACTCCCGTGAGGGTGTGGTGATCTTCTCGGTGTCGAAGCGCGTCGGCGGGCGTCTGCCGCTGAGCGAGGCCGTGAAGAAGCTCACGATGGGCACGTAACAAACCACGCGGGGGCGGCCTAACCCGCCGCTCCCGCAATCTGGGAGGTAAGCAGTATGCGAATCAAACTCAACACCTCCGTTGCCGCGCTCACCTGGAGTTATGCCGCTGGCGATGAGGTTGAGGTGCCCGAGGACCGGGGCCGCGACCTTATCCAGGCGGGCCACGCCGAGGCTGTGGTGGTGTCGGCTCCGAGGCGTGAGACGGCGACGAAGAAAAACATCGAAAGGAGAAGCCAATGAAAGAGCGAATCATCCTGTGCGTTGTCCTGGGCGCCGTGCTGGCAATCGGCGCTCTCGGCCTCGCCCAGTACAGCGTGAAGAACTACAGCGAGCCCGGCGGCGAGCGTTGGGTGGTCGGCGGGGTCATCAGCATCGGCGGCGCGCAAAACCTCAAGCGCGTTCAGGTCGGCACGCTGAACGTGGTCAGCGGACAGACCACGGGGACGGCTACGGTTGCCGGTGTGAAAGAGGGCGACTATGTCTTTGCGCAGCTGGTCACGAACGCATTCAGTTCGACCGCGTATATCAAGTCGATCGCGGTGACGGCCAACACCATCACGGTCACGGTCAACGCCGACCCGACGACCACGCAGACGGTCAACTATCTGTGGGTGGCCACGGACTGAAAGGAGGCCCGACCATGAAGCGGATTCTCCTGGTGGTACTGTTCGCGGCGGGGCTGTGGTCGGTGGCGGGTGCCGCCGACACCAGCATCACGACGGGCAGCCTGTTGGCGTCTGTGTCGCAGATCAGCGGCGTTACGTGTGTGTCTCTGGATTGGGGCAGCAACCCGGACGGGGACCACATCAGCGAGATCAGGGGCGTGTACGGGGAGATCCGCAGGATCACCCTGGCACCCGACACCGCGACGAGCCAGCCGACGAACCTGTATGACATGACGCTCACGGACAGGGACGGGTTTGACGTCCTGTGCGGTCAGGGCTCGAATCTCAGCAACTCGGCGACAACGTTTTTTGTGCCGCTGACTGGGGATGGGGTTACGACGGCAACGCCCATTACGGTGCATGGCTCGTTGCATCTCAACATCGACAGCGCGGGCGACGACAAGGGCGGCACGGTGCGCCTGTATCTGCGATAGGGGAGGGTATGGCGGTGGCAATCAATCTGTATGCGACTGTGGACGATCTCAAGACCCGGCTGGGCCTTAGCGGCACGTCGAGCGACGCGCTGCTTTTGGACCTTCTGGAGGCGGCGAGCCGCGCCATTGATGATGATTGCCACCGCCATTTTTTCAGCGAGACGGCGACGAGGTACTTTGCCGGTAGCAAGAGCGCTTATCTGCTTCTGCCGGACGATCTGTTGAGTGTTACCACTCTCGCGGCGGACAGCGGCGGGGATCGCACCTGGACGGGCGAGACATGGACCGAGGGCACGGATTTTCAGATGTGGCCGGATGGTGTGTGGCCGAAAACGCAGTTGCGCGAGTTGGGCGACTACGGCGGCTCCTATTCCTGGAGCGCCGACGCGGAATACCTGAAACTGGTCGGCGTCTGGGGCTATGGCGACGGCGAACGCGCCGCGCCTTGGGATGCCACGCCTATCACGGCGACGGTGGCGACGGCGGACGGCACGGCGTTAACCCTGAGCGCGGCGGGTACGGTTGAGGTCGGCCACACGCTGCGGATCGGGACCGAGCAAATGTTTGTAAGCGCTGTGGCGACGGTGGCATCTGTGACAACGGCGACCGTTCAGCGCGGCGTCAACGGGACCACGGCGGCGGCGCACACGGCGGCAGCGGTATTCACGGCGGCCTATCCGCCCCGCATACGGCAGGCGGCGATGGTGCTGTCGGCACGCTACTATCGGCAGGCGGGCTCCGAGTTGTTTGAATCTGAGGGCATGGGCCAGTACCGCTACAAGAGATTTTCCAGCGCCGCAGAGTCTGACCGTGACCGTTTCATGTGGTTCCCGTATCGACGAGTGAGGCTGTCCTGATGCGCAATCTGTTGTCCCAGACCTGCACGATTCAGCGCGAGACCGCGACGGGTGCGGACGCGCACAACATGCCGACGTACACCTGGGCGAACTACGCGACGGGCGTTGCGTGTCGGTTGCAATCTGCGCGGGCGCGCTATGAGGGCGACGACATGCAGGGCGCGATTGGCGAGTTCACTTTGTTTCTGGGACCGGATCAGGACATCACGATTTCGGACCGCGTGGTGTTTGGCTCCCGCACGTTCGAGGTTGAGGACGTGAACGAGGTCTATGGTCTGAGTGGCGTCAACCATTTGGAGGTTGCGTTGCGGGGGGTTGAGATTGGCTAAGGCGACGAAAGCCCAAAGTCTTCATGCGGCATCGCGTTATCGCCTCGCGAAGAGCGGCGCACGCGCTGCGCAGTTGGCTTCATTTCACATCGACCCGCAGGCGTTGAAACTCATCAACGCCGTGCCTAAGGAGATGGCGCGCGAGATTTCGGCCGAGATGGTGCCTCATGCTCGGGCGCTTGTGCCTCGCAAGACGGGCGAACTGGCCGAGTCGATTCAGAGCAGCGAGACGCCGAAAAAGATGATCGTGTTTGCTGATGCCGAGTATGACCCGAGGGAGAGTTACGCGGCTCATGTAGAGTTTGGTACCCAGTTTCAGCCGCCGCGCCCGTACATGCGTCCCGCGCTGTTGGCTGCAGCGCGCAAGGTGGTTCCGGTTCTGCGCAAGCACTATGACCGGCTGGCGAGAGGTGGCAGTATATCTGCCCGCCACGTTATCAGAATGAAGGGGCGCAAGTGGTGATCGACGCAACCGCCGCACTCTCCGCTTACCTGCTGGCCGACGCGCCGCTCAAGGCGCTTGTTGGCACTCGCATCTATACGCCGCGCCTTCCCAAAAACTATACGGCGGCGACGGCGGCCATATCGTTTCGCGCCAACGGCGCAATGGACCCGGACAGGCTGTTTGCTCCGGGCGCCGGCGCGGGCAAGATCGCGCAAGGTTTTGCTTTTCGCTGTGTGTCGACAACGTTTCTGAGCGCACACGCGATTTATCGCGCCCTGTATGACGCCATGATGGCGATTGATAACACGCTGGCGGCTGGCGTGCTGATTTACACCGCCGACGAAGAGACGGGAGCCCAAGACATAGTGGACGCCGATACCGGCTGGCCGGTCGTGCTCGGGCAGTTCACGGTCTATTTCAGAAACGACGCATAGGAGGACGGACCAATGGCAGAGACGGCTGGGAATGTTCTGGTAGGGCTGGCGACCGTGAAGGTCGGCACGGCGGGAGCGGTGGCAACCACTACGGTTGGCTACACGCAGGATGGTTGCCAAATCCAACTAAGTGAAGAGGTCGAGCGGATCATGATGGACCAGGGAAACCGGCCCGTCAAAATCGTGACCACTTCGCAGAGCGAGGTCATCACGCTGACATTCGGCGAGGCGACGCTCGGCAACTTTGAGTATGTCACGCAGGGGTGGACGAAGAGCGGCAACACGCTGACGCTCGGCGACTCGACGAACGACGAGATTTCGCTGCGCATCGAAGGAACGGACCCGAACGGCACTGAGCGCGTCTGGACGATTCCCTACGCCCGCGCCGTCACCGACGTCACCTACTCCTACGTCAAAGGCGAGGCGCAGGTTCTTTCGGCGTCGTTCGAGGTGCTGGAAAAGTCCGGCACGGACCCGATCACGATTCAAGATGCCGTGGATACCAAGGTGACGCTGGCCAGTGGCGTTTTGACCCGCGTCGCCGATCAGGTGATTCACACGGTGCGCGGTGAGGGTGGCGAGGCAGACACGCTGACGAGCATCACCGGCGCGAGCCTGGTTGACGGCGAGAGGGTGGTTCTGCGGATCGGTTCGGTCAGTGAGCCCATCACGCTCAAGCACCTTGCCGAGACGCTGGAACTCGATGGCGAGGCCGACTGGACGATGGACAGCCTCGACGATGAAATCACGCTCCAGTACGCGACCAGCGGCGCCGTGTGGTCCGAGGTCGCCCGCATCAACGCCTAACGGAGGTGGCCTATGTTGGCAACGATTCCCGAAGGCACGCAAAAGGTCAATGGCCGGGTGATGCCTCTACCGCAGCGCCCGGCTCCGGCCAAGACGCTCGCGGAGCGCCGCGCCGAGGTTCTTGCGCAACCGGAAACCGAGATCAGCCTTGACGAGGGGTTGCGTGTGAGCCTCGGCGGCGTAGAGTACGAAATCGCGCCGCTGTCGATTCGCGATTCCCGCGCCTGGCGTCGGTCGTGGTCGGAAACTGTCAAGCGGATCGGTGCGGCGGACGATCAGGAACTCGCCTTCAATCTGACCGATTGGGTTGCGGACTTGTTTTTCTCCTACGCCATAGCGCTGGACCGCGAGGAGGTCGAGGGCGTGGCAACCGAGGCGGAACTGGTGGCGGCATATAACGCCGTGTGTGAGTATGTCAACCGCCCTTTCCGCTGAGCGCCGGTCCGCCTGATTTGCTCCCGGCGCGTGTTGCGGTGGTCCTGATGCAGCGCTTGCACGTGACGCCCGAGTATGTGGCGGCCCACTGGTCAGAGCGCAAACTGTGGCTATACCTAACGGAGATGTATCATGGCTAAGGGTCTAAACGTCGGCAGTGTTTACATGAGCATCGGCGGCGACACCGCCGGGTTCAACAAGGCCATGTCGGGCGTCGAGCGGACCATCAAAACGCGGATGATGCCGACCTTCCGCATGGCGTCTATGGCCGCGATTGGCATAGGGGCGGCGGTTGCGGGGGCGGCGGCGGCGTCCATCCGCAGTTTTGTGAAGATGGGTGACGAGATTCACAAGATGGCGCTGCGGACCGGGTTCAGCGCGACGACGCTTTCCGAGTTGCGTCATGCGGCCAACCTGAGCGGCGCGAGCCTGGGCGACGTAGAGCGGGCCGCGAAGCGCATGGCAAAGACCGTGCAGGACGCCTCCGACGGTATGGCGACCTATGTCCGCACGTTTGAGCATTTGGGTCTGAACGTTGCCGACCTCAAGGCCATGAAGCCTGAGGATGCCTTTATGGCGCTTATGAAGGCGCTGGCCGGTGTTGAGAACGAGATGGAGCGTGCGGCGCACGCGCAGAACCTCTTTGGCCGCGCTGGCACTGGCCTTTTGCCGATGCTGGAAGATGGCGTTGAGGGTCTTCAGAGAATGCGCGACGAGGTCCATAACTTGAACCTTGCGATGGACATGGACACGGCGAAGTCTGCGGCCGAGTTCAATGACAACACGGAGCGTATCAAGGGCGCGTTTCGCGGTCTGTCTCTGGAGTTCGGCAAGGGGCTGGTGGCCGAGTTCGGTCCCGGTGTTGAGCGCTTCGCGCAATGGGCTGGTTCTGCCGATGGCAGGGCGTTTGCCAAGGATTTGGCTTTTGGGGCGCAGGCATTGGTTGACGTGGTAGTTCGTTCGGCGTCCATCATCAAGGATTCGGCCACAAGCGACAGCGGCTTTTTGTCTGGCGTGATCTCTGCGTTCAAGGGTGAAAGTGGTGCGGAGGCATCGGAGGGGCTTGAGGGCTGGGATAAGTGGAAACGTCGTCTTATTCGCGCACCGCTGCTGCCGTTCAATGTGGTTGCCGCCGGGTCTCGGCATCTCGCACAAAAGGGCACCGTTCGCGACTGGGAAAAGGACCGATGGGATTCGTTCGGCGGCACGTCGGGCTACGGCCCTTCGCGAAGTGCCGGACAGATACCAATGGATCAAGAGTTGGCCGCACAGAGGCACGCTGAACGGTTACGCACTGGCGCTTACATGACCGATCCGTTTTCCCGTGCATCGGCGCGACACCGGGCAGAAGCGGCCACTCCCATGCTTGACGCCTTGCGGTTGGGTCCGCAGCCCGCGCCAGCGCCAGCGCACCGCCCAGACATGAGCGCGGTTGCTGCGCTGATGGCCCGCGAGGGCATCAAAGCGCCGGGCACGCCCGGCTACCCGTCGGCGTCGACAGTGTACCAGACAAACAACATTACGATTGAGAGGGACATGACCGCGCCGGAGACGATAGACTCCCTGCGCGACGCCATGATGCCGATAGCGAGAGGATACGCGCCATGACAAACCGACTGACCCTTGCACTCCTGATTCTGGCCGTGGCCGCCGCGCCATTGTGTGCGCAGCCGGCGCCGCCGGAGCACTACGTGAAACAGGTTCGGCTCAACACGGATGGCGACTCGACCAGCGCCGTGTTGACTGAGGACATGGTAACGAGCCTGGCCGCCTATGTGCTCAGCGATGAGCCGGGCATCACGACCACGACCGCCGACTCGCGTTACGTCAATGTCAGCGGCGACACGATGACCGGCGACCTCACGCTGTCGGCGGGCATCATCCAGACGACGACCTATGAGTTCATTGTGTCGGATTCGGTGGCGGGGCCAGGGGAGGCAGACGGCTTTCCGAACGCGCAGATCAACGTGAATGGCGAGATTG